CGGAAGATGCTATGTTAGTTTATAGAACATCAAGAGCTCCCGAAAGAAGAGTTTTTAAGGTGTTTGTCGGTAATATGGATGATAAGGATATTGAGCCTTATATACAAAGAATAGCAAATAAGTTTAAAAGGGATCAGGTTGTTGATCAGAAAAATGGTCAGGTTGATATGAGATATAATCAAATGGCTGTTGATCAGGACTATTTTATTCCTGTTCGTGACGCATCTCAAGCCAGCCCGATTGAAACATTACCGGGAGCTCAGAACTTAGGCGAAATTGCTGATATTGAATATATTCAGAAGAAAATGTTGGCGGCTCTTCGTATTCCGAAAGCTTTCTTAGGATTTGAAGATGTTATTGGTAATGGTAAAGGATTGGCATTACTCGATATTCGTTTTGCAAGAACGATCAATAGAATACAGATGTCAGTAATTCAGGAATTAAATAAGATAGCGTTAATTCAATTATTTCTTTTAGGTCTTGAAGATGAATTGAATAACTTTACTTTGATGATGACTAATCCATCTGGCCAATCTGATTTATTGAAGATTGAACAATGGAAAGAAAAAATCACAATGTATAAGGACGCAACATCAGATCAATCACAGATGGGTATTCTTCCTGTTTCACATACATGGGCTAAAAAGAACATTCTTGGATTTAGTGATAACGAAGTTATACTTGACCTACAGCAACAGAGGATGGAAAGGGCAATCGGATTTGAGTTAACAAATACTCAAATGATAATTAAACGTACTGGCGTCTTTGATGATGTTGATAAAAAATATGGAATACCTGAAGAAGAGCGTAAAAAACTTGAGGCTTCGGGAGCAACTGCTCAACCTGGTGAAGCACCTGGCGGTGGTGGCGGCGGCGGCGGTGGCGGAAGTATGCCTGAAATGGCAGGAGCACCTGGCGGAGGTTTGGGTGAACCACCAGCACCAACAGGAAATGAAATGGGGGCACCCGCGGGAGCGGCTCCAGCGACTGGGGCGGCACCATTAAGTGAATCAAGGAAGGATAAAATATTGTCTATGTTAAATGAAGACGTAACATTGGAGAATTTATTTGATGGGAAAAAAGCACAGGAGAATATTTATCAAATGGAGAAAGCAATAAATGAAATTTTAAATCAATAAAAGATGAATAAATTTGGAACAATTAAAAGTAAGGTTTTACAGTCGTTAACTGAATCTTATGCCAAGCAGGATAAAGAACAGATTAAAGAGATTATAACTACCATTAAGAAAGATAAGAACTTCAAGGAAATGTATTTGTTTTATGAGGAATTCGAGAACAAATATATTGAAAGTCCAGAAGATGCCGCATTATATCTTGAAGAAATACGATCAATATTATATGACAAGCCATCTCATATTAAGAAGACCTGTAAAATATTTGAGAATGAATTTAAAAATATTCAGGTTGAGGAGAATGAGTTATATTCTAATTTGGATGCGTTCATAGATCCTCGTAAGTTACAGAATATCGATAAAAGAATCATAGCAAAGAAAAAACTTATCGAACATTTAACAACCAAAAAGGAAACACCAATTGTTGAAGGAATAACATTCACAGATAATGAGAATCTTTTGCACAATGTTTTAGTGAATAATTTTAATGTGTTATATGGTAATACTCTAGACGAGAACGAGAAAAAGGAATTGTCAAAAATACTATCAATATCAGATGAGGATCTAAAAACTAATTTTGAATCATTACAGGAAGAAGTAACAACAAAAATGAATGAGATACTTTCGGAAGAAAAAAATACCGATTTAAAACTAAAATTAGGTACTGCGCTTTCAGAAGCAACATGTATGAAACCGTCAAAATACAACTATTATAAACTACAACAATTGAAAAGCGGACTTTAAGTCCGTTTTTTTTTGTTTTATAATTTCTTTTCTGTATATTTTATAAAAACACCATAAAATAGAGATATATGATGAGAATTGATGAAAACTGGGAAATTTATTACATTAGGCTATTATGATAATGTAAAGATCGGATATGGTACTGTAGATTATAAAAATTTAAAAACCATTTATGTTAAATTAAATTCATGGGTTGAACCCGAAGATATGGATGATGAATTTAATGAATTACTATCCAAAACAAAAAGAAAAATAAAATTACGAATATACGATTTAAAATCTGATTTATTTAAAAGGGAATCAATAGTCGATTTAGATGTTAGAACAAAGGGAATTAAATTGGGGAAAAAATCCTTTATTAATCTGGAAATAACATTATTCACCCAAAAACATTTCGATATACGAACTAAGGAATTAAAGAATATAATAAAAACCTTGGTTGAAGATATAATTAATTCAGATTTAGATAATAAAAATTTATTTAATTTTTCCAAAAATAAAAAATAAGATTCCCTATAATATTTATAGGAAACTATTTGGTTATAGTGGAAAAAGTTATTTCGGAAGAACATATTCGTAATTTTTATAGATTATCGGGGTCTTTAATTTGTGAATTATCTTTTCACAATTTTAAGGATGATTATTTTCTAAATGATAAATTCATTACAAACTTTATTAATGGAAATATTAGATCTGAATCTGATTTCATGATATGGGATTATAGATATGATAAGATGAGTCCAGATACACCTGTTGACGAAAAGACTGAATTAGAAATTCGAAAATCTCCCGAATTTAAACAATATGTTATTGATAGGTTAAGAAATTCACTTTCAGAATTCAAAAATGAAATTTCTAATTATATTAATCCTGTTACAAATAAAATTAAAATTTATAGGGCTATTGATGTCGATGATAATTGGATTGAACATTTATCGTCTCAAGGAAAACATTTGGGTATTTACTGGTCGTGGGATCCGCAAGGAGGAGTTGCATATGGGGGGCAAGATAAAGGAAATGATGCTTATATAACATCAGAAATAAATGAGAAATATGTCGATTGGGGAGAAACATTTATGGCGAATATGTTATTGAGCACCGAAAGGGAGATAACATTATTTAAAAATACCCCCTTAAAAATTTATGGAATCGAACTTAATAACAAAAATATTAATATTGATCTATTAAAAAATAAAATATTTTTTTCATAAATAAAAAATAAGTTTCGATACCGATGTATTTATAGTAAAACTATAGATGAAGGTATTAGGGCCGAACGATACAAATCAAAGGGGAATTCTCATAGAATTCGATGCTGGGCATATCTCCCCTGAAGAAAACAAGCAAGTTATATCAGAAATGAAGGACATGGACTTTTCTAAAGACCTGATCCTTTATGCTGTTTTACAAAAATATGATATACCCAATAAGAACGGAAGGATTTATCCCGAATCTGTTTTAAGACGAGAAAACGACAAATATCAACAAATCATCAAAAATGGTGGAGCATTAAGCGAGCTCAACCATCCTACATCATCCCTTATAGATTTAGACAGAGTGTCCCATTCCATTCTTGAGACATGGTGGGAAGGTAATACCTTAGTCGGTAAGATTAGAGTATTTACTTCACCAGGCTGGAAGAAGATGGGCATCATCAGTTGTAAGGGTGACCAAACCGCTAATCTATTGTTAAATGGGGCGACATTGGGAATATCTTCCCGTGGCGTAGGATCATTAAAAAACGCAAAAGGACAAAATGTTGTACAAGACGACTTCGAACTTGTATGTTTTGATATCGTATCATCACCGTCAACACCTGGAGCATATATATTTAGTGACTTAGATGATAGAATGAAATATGAAGAAACTATCGAAGAAAAGTCACCCGAAGAAAATAAAATCAAGTCTCTTATGGGAAGATTGGATAATTTTTTAAGTAAATAACGAATTTTTTTTAGATTAACTATATAAAATAATAAACTTTTAATAATATCAATGTATTTATAAAAACAAACGAAAAAGAAAAATGGCTAACAAATCAATTTTAGAACAAGCATTACTTCAGGTATCAACACTTGAAGAGGCAGTTAAAGCGAACGCAAAAGGTATACTTGCTTCTACTATGAAACAAGAACTAAATGATTTGCTCAAAGAACAAGAGGATGAAGATCCTGAAGAAGAAGAAAAAGATGTACCCGCTGAAGCAGGTGATGATGAAACTTCGATAAGTGGCGATGCAGAACCGGATAACGACGCCGATGATGCCGATCCTAGCCTCGAAGACGAACCAGAGGGTGAATTCCCTGCTGTTGACGACGACGAAATGGGCGAACCGGAATCAGAAGACGACGATACTCTTGACATGACTGGAGCTTCAGAAGCAGAAGTTTTGAAAGTTTTCAAAGCTATGAAACCTGAAGATGGTATTGTTGTTAAGAAAGACGGTAATACTGTTCAGTTCTCAGACGACGGAAACGACTACATTATCAAACTTGATGATGACGAAGCCGAAGAAAGTGAACTTCCATCAGAAATGCCAGACGAAATGCCAGACGAAATGCCAGACGAAATGTCGGGTGAAATGCCAGGTGGACTTGCAGAAAGCGACGAAGTTATTTACGAAATCGAACTCGATGACGAAGATGATGAAGAAGTTGAAGCTACAGAAGGAACGAACTCACCTTTCGATAAAAAAGTAAGCGGTAAAAGAACCGAAACTAAAGAAGGTGTTGCACTTCCAACTAAAAGCCCAAACAAGAGTGATCCTTTTGATAAGGCAGGAACATCCCAAGGTAAAAAACTCCGTGCTACTGAGGTTAAGGAACAAGAAGGTATTAAAAGACCTGGCACCCCTCCAAAAGGATTGGGAAGCGCAGAAACGAAAGAACCTGGAAAAGGTGGTACGAAAGTAACACAGTCTGAAAAACATGACGGGACTCCTCCAAAGGGAACAAAACCTGCAGAAACGAAAGAACCTGGAAAAGGTGGTGGCAACGCAAAACAAGTTGAAAACCATCCTGGAACACCTGTAAAAGGTGAAGGCAAACCTGTCGTTAAAGAGCCGAAAGAAGAAAAAGAATGTGATGAATGTGGTAAAGAAATGGAAGCGACTGAAGCCGCAAGGACTAAGAGCAATCGCCATGGAAACAAACCAGAAGATGGACCTAAAAGATCAGGTCTCCCATCTAAAACTAAATGGGCAACTGGTGCACCAAAAAACCTCAGCGAAGAAGTTGGAATTCTTAGAGCACAAAACGACGAATATAGAAAAGCGTTAGTTATATTCAAAGACAAACTCAACGAGGTCGCCGTTTTCAATGCTAACTTGGCTTACGCTACTCGTC